TGGGAGACGATAGTAGACAGCTCCATTTTCCATAATACAATGAAAAAGGATGGAACGCCCCGTAAGAGCCGATAGACCAAAAATAATACAGTCTTCAACTTCACCATGATGTTTCTTAAGGTCATAAAGATATTCTCTCTTTATTTGAGCGTACTCTACAGGAATGTTTGCGTTTAGATATGCCATATAAAATCCTCATTTTGCGTTGCCCCAACTATCTCCTTTTTTATAACTTACTTTATTTTTTATTAATAAAGGAATAGCTTCTTCCATAGTTTTCATTACTACCTTTACTTGATTATCATCTTTTATTGAGATGCACAACTCATCATGTATTTGTATGTGTGGTAAAATACCTCTCTCATATAAATCTACCATTGCTTTTTTTGTCATGTCGGCAGCTGATCCTTGAATTAATCTATTCAAAGATTTGTATGTGAAGGCTGGCTGGTAATAAGATTCAAACTGATCCATAAAATTATCTTCTGGATTCTCCCAAGTCTTTCTATATTCTAATTCAAATCGTTCCTTAGCTTGCTGTTTAGTAAGTAGATCTACTTTATCATATCTTTGAAGGTCCGAGTTCCATGTTTTGTTTTTCGTCTCCCATTTATTAAAGCGACAGAACCTGTCATAAAGTGTAAATAATAATTCATTTTGGTTAGCAAAAGATGATATCTCTTCTGATAGTTTTTTTACAAAAGGAACTTTTTGGTGGTACTCTTCAAATAATTCTTTAGCTTCAGAGTCATTTAAATTAAGTTCTTTCTTTAATTTAATTTTACCCATGCCATAGAAAAGACCCAAATTGATCGTCTTAGCTTGTATCCTAGGGATATTGGCCATGTCAGCAACGATCTTGTGGAAGTCTGCATTTGTATCCTCGTATAATTCTTTTAACTCATCTAATTTATCTTTTGTTTCAAGAGGAACGTTAGGGTGATTACTTAATATCTTTAATGCGTAATGAACAACTATTCTAGGTTCTTGTTGTGAATAGTCAAAGCTACCCCATGTATGATTTTCTTCAGGTAAAAATAGTTCTCTCATCTTTTTACCAATAAAACCCCTTGCTGGAATTTGCTGTAGGTTTGGATTGCTCATAGAGAATCTACCAGTTACAGTCCCACCTTGGTCTGATCTTATTTGATTTATGTCTGCGTGTATTCTACCTTTATGAACAAAGTTTAATAAACCTTCAACAAAAGCATTTTTAGCTTTATCGCACTCTCTAGCTTTGGCAATCATTCGAAGAAATTTATTAGGGTGTGTTTGTAAATAATTCTTAGGAAGTTGTGGCATACCAGACTTAGGAGTTTTTTTATAATCTGTAATATTCTGTTGTTCTAAAAGATTTTTAATAGATGCTGCTGCCCATATCTCAACATCAATGCCAGTTCTTTTTTTAATAATCCTGATTAAATTATCTCTTCTCTTTTCTAAAAACTTACCAAATGTCTTAGCTTTTTCGACATCAATTTTAACTCCTTTAAACTTCATGTCAACTAAACAAGGGAATAATTTTGTTTCTAAATTAAATATTTTTCTACACGTTTTATCTTTTTGTTGATATAATACTTCGTCTAATTTTTTATCAAATATCTCCCAAAGATTATAAGTTAATCGAACATCTTGTTCTGCGTAGTCTTTAACTACAGAGTAAGGTAATTTATCCATATTACTCATAGGATCTTTTATACCAAAGCCTGCTGCTTTTTCTTGTAAGTCATATTTATATTTAGAATCTTTTAAGTAATCTTTACTGATTGCATCTAAAGAATATCTCATTCTTGTTTCATCTAGTACAGAGGCTGCTATCATTGTATCTAACAACTCTCCTTTAGGCATTTCTCCTGTAACAGCCCTTATCCAACACACATCATACATTGCATTGTGAAAAACTTTTTTTATATTTTTGTTTTGAAATATTTTTTTGTTTAAAACGTTCCAAGTAAACTTAGGGTCTAAGTTGCCTGTCATTGCGTGTGCGATAGGAAAGTAAAAGGTTTGTTTCTTTGTAGCTACTGCAATACCACAAACGAAACCATCTCCTCTAATAGCCCCTGATCCGTGTTTCTTTAGCCCTGGATCGTAAGTTTCTAAGTCGATGGCTACTGTATCAATGCCTTTTAAATCTAATTCAATCAGCTCTGGTACAGTACACATTAGTTATAATCCCTCTCTATTATCATTTCTATATAATGCATAGCTTTCTCAAGGTCTTTTTTCTTTCCCTTCAAACGATGCCTCATTACATATTTAATAACACAAGCCTCTGCAAAAAGCAATTCGTTGTCATTTATGAACTTGCTTGGCTGAATTTTAAATCCTCGATAGTGGGATCCTGCAATTTGTTTTTTATAAGGGTCTTTCGATTTAACTGCCACGTCTTTCTCCTAGTTTATATTTATCAGATGATTGCACAGTCCAATAATCTATTCGACCTCGACTGTATGCTACAAATTTTAATCTTAATTGTGTAAAGTATTCTTCAACCCTTGTTCTTGTTTCGTCCACTATTACATTATCAAACGTTGTTCCTTTTACTTCGTGTATGTTTCCATATTTCACTCTAACATCATTATCTAAATCAACACCTTTGTGCAGTGCGTTATCAATATATTTAATTCTTTCTGGGTCTACTTTAGTTCTTATCAAAGAAAAGTTTTTTTCATTTTTAACACTATCTTTTAAATAGTTTTTAGAGATAAGTTGGTCTACAGTATAATCTTGTTTTACCCAGTCTTTAAATGGGTCTGTGTTTTTACCTTTACCTCTTACAACTACAATACTACCTATATAATCCCAAAAGTCTTTTATCTGTTTAAGAGACATGGGTTCTCCTTCAATAAAATTATGCCATACTTTATGACACCTTAGTTCTTTGTTTGATACGTACGCTGTGCTTTTTATATGTGCAAATTGTATCCCATTAATTTTAAGAAACTGTCTTACTTTTGTATCTGTAGGATTACCACGATACGTAAATAGAAAGTTTTCTTTTGTTTTTTCTATCTTTTCTAAAAGTTTATCTAAACCATAAGATGGTCTGTCCCAGCTAGGTATTTGATAAGCTTCACCTATAATGTTTTTTGTCGGTCTCCAAATTCTTGTGTATCCATAGTGATTCCAAATAGGTTTAATTATTTCTTTACACTTTGTATTGATTGTTAAACCACAACGATAACCTTGTTCTAGTTGCTCTGCATCTTTGGATAACATATGAAAATAATCTGCATCGGAACCTGCAAACTCAAATATAGTTTGGTCTGCATCACCTATCCAATAAACTTCTTTAGCATGAGTTGATAATTTTTCTAAAACTATTCTCTGTGAAGCATTACTATCTTGAGCTTCATCTACAATTAAAACATCTATCTCTGGAGCTTTTGCTTTGTCTATAAATCTTTGAATCATTTCATTGTAATCGGATAGTTTATATTCCTCTAAATAATCGTAATAAGTTTTAGCCATATCTATTAAAACATCTTTCTTATAAGGTCTAAATGCTTCCGTATTGTTTTCAGTTTCTTCCCAATGATCTTCTAAACTACGAGCATGACCATGTGCTCCGTCTATAAATTTTAGGAAAGGGTGGTTCCTACTATCGATATCTTTACTAGTTGTTCTCTTCGCTAGTTTAAAATCTCCATTTAATTCACAACATGCTTCATAGTCTGTGTATCCCCAAAGCTCTCTTCTGTCTTGCATCTTTTGTTTACAGTAAGAATGAATAGTAGATATCTTACCTTTGAAAGATTTCTTTGTTAATCCTCTTTCCTTCACTTCTTTTAGACTTAAAATATTATCTCTAATTTCATCTGCTGCTACATTTGTATGTGATAGCACAATGATGTTTGAGTGTGAATATTTATTTAAAAGCTCTACATATTTTTTAGTCAGCCACATACTTGTTTTACCTGTACCTGGTGGACCTGATATGAATTTAGGAGTCATGTGTAATTTCCTTCACTTCCTCAGCTTCTCCTTCAAGAACGATATCTCTTTCGTCATATTTAAAGTTATCTATCCTCCAAGACACGCAAGACCTGCCCTCATATTTTCCCTTTATTCTTCTAGCTTTTAACACCTTTTGACAATCAATAACTAAATCTGTTCTATTTTTATATGCTCTCTTTCTTTCTAAAAAATCTTCAAAACCATTCAAACTAAATTCTAAATAGTTTTTTTCTATATTTTGAAAGGGACTACCGTGAGAAGCTAAAGCTTTTTTATCTTCATAAACTGTTTCTTCTGATAGGTATTGTCTAAATAGTTTTTTAAAACGATAAGAATCGTCTGCCTCTGCCACATAAAGTTCTGATTTTTTTCTTTCTTCAAACTTTCTTTTCATAATCTTTTCAAATTCAATAGGTTTCATTTTAGGTAACCAAACCTGAGCTTTACTTATTACAGCATCATAAAAAGCTTTTTGATTTAAAAGTGTCGGCCCATCTATTGTTACTTCTTTCTCTTGTACTATCCCATTGACTTTTGTTTTTACCTTTACAAAATATCTATCACTACCATACTCAATAATCTCTGTGACTGCTGCTGCACCCTCACTTGTTTCATGATTAACACCAACCCACCTAAAAAGATCTGCTATTGTCTTTTGAGAGCAACCCACTATTTCTGCAAGTGTAGGTATCCCAAGTTTTCTTTGTGCTTTTTTAACACTCGTACCTTTTGATTTTCTTTTCTCTGCCTCTTCATCATTAGATTCAACAGCTATATTGTAAATAAATTCACTAATGTCTTTCTCTGACCAATCTGTGTGTGTAGATAATACACCAGCAATAGCTGTGCAGTATTGATCTCTCTTTCCTTTACCTCCATATAAGATACTTAAGGCTGTAGACAAAGCTACTTTACGTAAATCTTTGTTAAGATCTCTAGGGTATTGGTTTATTCCCGTAAATTTTTCCCATGTTACATATTCATTAGCTTTACTATGCTTTGATTTTGGTACGATCGTATAACACGTTGGACCATTTCTTATTTCACAAAGAGTCCCTCCGTGTGGAAAACGTTCGTAATGACTTTCTAATTCTTTAGGTAATGCAAACTGTTTAAAATCTAGTTTACCTTTCCACCAATAATGACTTGTTGGATTGCTAGGTCTTCCTGATATAGCTCCATATGATATTATGTATTTATCTATAAATCTTTTTACTAAATCATTATCAATATCAAAATCTATATCATCGTCTAATCGTAAAGCTATTTCACAGTGTGAATATTTTTGAGACCATTCTTGTTCTGATATTTTAAAATTTGCATTGCTCCAGTTTTTAACTAAAGGCGTACCTTTTAAACAAGGGATAATAACCTTGTCTAGATTTATCCAATCTTTAAATTCTTTCGGTGCTTGACTATCAACTCTATCCATAACTTTCTTTTGGGGGCGGATCCAGTCTCCCTTTGCCGCCCCTCATTCCCATCGAAGTGAGAATTTATAAATTTATGTCCTGTTTTTTAGCCCTAGTTTCGGACTCGTGTTTAGCTTGAACAGCACCTTTGGCTACATTTGAACCAAAGTCTTTTGCTATTTTGTAAACACCAGGATCGCTGATAGGACCAACTCTAGCTATATCCCAACCAAACCAAGTACCTTTGTCGTTAGACTGTTGTACTGTTTTTAGTTTGTAAATGTGGCTATATGTTGGCGGGGTGAACATTCCATCCTTACCTTGCATTTTTAAACCCATCATCATTGAGTTCCACTTTCTACTCACTTTTAATTGAGTAGCTTTCATAGAAATCAACGCTGTTGTAGGGCTTTTCCCTAGTATAACTACGAAGTGACTAGCTGTATTTTCAAGATAGTTACCATTTGCTAATCTATCTTTATTAAACTTGTCTCTTGTAGTTTTAGGTAAGTCATCTCCAGCTTCGTATATATTTACTGGAGCTCCTTGACTCTCACCTCTATCTTGCCATTCGATGTATTGTCTTTTGTAATGCACCGGAACGACATCTATTCCCTTAACACCATCATAAATTTCATTTGTGACAGTGTTTATTATCATGCCAGGTTCTGCCCCCTCGACATGTTTAGCATCCCTTTTATTACACTCGGGGGATAACTGACCAAGCACTTTTAAGAATGGTAACGCAAGATCGTCTTGCGTCATATTCAAGCCTTGACCTGCATCAGCTTCAAAATTAACTGCTGCTAATGCTCCATTTGCTTTGTTTGTTACATTGCTCATGTTTATTGTTTCCTTTTTATTGTTGTCTTATTTCCAACAAAGATGTTGAAAATTTCCGTTGGCATGTCTTTTCCTGCCTCGATACGCTCACGGACTAGCGCTTTTAGAGTCATGGGTTCGACTTTCAGCTTTTGCTTAGGTTCGAGACCCTGACCCTTTGCAAGTTCGGCATAATCAGCCGCCTTGTTATCCTCGTTACGACCGAACGATACGGATATCTCATTTTTGATTATATCGCCCAGGCCATTCTCACGAAGCCAGTTAAACGCCGACTGTTTATTCGCTTGTGTAATAGTGGCGCTGTAGTTTGTTTTAACTTCTACAGATGATCCATCTGCAAGTTTTAAAGAAGATAAGCCCATCTCAGATAACATTGTCGGTATTATTTCACCTGACAGATATTCTAAATGTTTTTTCTTCTCTTTGATTTGTTTCTCATCTAGTTCGATGGCTTTTTCTATTGCTTGCAACTCTTTTATTTTATCTGCAAGTTTATTAATATTGGCTGTCTTATCCAATACCTGTTCTTGATCTTTCTCAAAGTCGATCGTGCTCATTTTTCATTGCTCCTGTTTCATAAAGACTTATCTCAATAGGATAATATCTTTTTTCTTGTTTATCCCACTTTAATAAGTTGAACTTGCCGTTTGTGTACTCTGACACAATGCTACAAGTCACACCTATTATAGCAGGGTCGCCAGTTAATAGCAAATAATCAGAAGGTCTAAAATGTTTTAAAGCACTTCTTAATTTAAATATTAACGGTCCTGGTGAAAAGATAATTTGTGATCTTTCATCTAATAAAAATTTTAAGTTGCCATATTGGGCAGCTCCCATAATATTAAATTTAGGACGACCTTCTCTTGTGCCTGCAATTTCTTGCACGACATAAACAGTAGGTGGTTTATTTTTTCTTACTTCTGTAAGATCTATACTTTCTTTATCTTTCATACTTGACTTATTAGCAAAATCCTATATACCTGTCAATAGAAAGATGAACTATAAATTTAAGACGAAGCCATATGCACATCAAATTACTGCTTTGGAAAAATCTTGGCACAAAGATACGTTTGCATATTTTATGGAAATGGGGACTGGCAAAACAAAAGTCCTAATTGATAATCTTGCAATGCTTTACGATAAAGGTAAAGTAGATGGTGCTTTAATTGTTGCACCGAAAGGTGTGATAGGAACTTGGTACAACCAAGAGTTACCTACGCACTTACCTGATCACATAGAAAATGTGACCGTATTATGGCAAGCAAATATAAATAAAAAACAACAAGAGAAATTAGACCGACTGTTTGAAACAGGTCATGACTTACATATTCTAGTTATGAATGTAGAAGCTTTTAGTACAGATAAAGGTAGAAGTTTTGCAGCTAAGTTTTTAAGATCACATAAATCTATGATGGCTATTGATGAGTCTACTACTATAAAAAATCCTAAAGCAAAAAGAACAAAAAATATTTTATCTCTAGCAGCACTTACACGTTATAGAAGAATTATGACAGGTTCGCCTGTTACAAGAAACCCACTGGACTTATACACTCAGTGTTATTTCTTAGACCCTTTTCATTTAAATCATTCATCTTATTATTCTTTTAGAAATAGATATGCTGTTATGAAAAGTGCTAATATATCTGGACGTTCTATTAATCTTGTAGTTGGCTATCAAAACTTATCTGAACTATCAGATAAGTTAAAACCTTTTTCATATAGAGTATTGAAAGAAGATTGCTTAGATTTACCTGATAAAGTTTATATGAAACGACAGATAGATCTTACACCTGAACAGATAAGACTATATAGACAAATGAAACAAGAAGCACTGGCTACTTTAAATGGTAAGACGGTTACAACAATGACAGCACTTACTCAAATTATGAGATTACAACAAATAACTTGTGGTCATTTTGTTGCTGATGATGGCACAACACAAAACATTAAACACAACAGAATGTCAGAGCTTATGGACATACTAGAAGAAGTAGAAGGTAAAGCTATTATATGGGCACACTGGCAACGAGATGTAGAATTAATTGTTAGCGCAATAGAGAAACAACAAGGTCCGGGATCCGTGGTCCATTATTATGGAAAGACGCTGCCCGAAGAACGGGACTATGCCATACGTAATTTTAAAGAGAATGATAAGGTTAGATTCTTTGTAGGTACACCTGCAACTGGTGGTTATGGTATTACATTAGTACAAGCTAATACCGTGATTTATTATTCTAATGGATATGATCTTGAAAAAAGAATGCAATCAGAAGACAGAGCACACAGAATAGGGCAAACGAAAAAAGTGACATATATAGATCTTATAGCAGAAGATACTGTAGATACAAAAATTGTAAAGTCTTTACGTAAAAAAATAAATATTGCTTCACAAGTTATGGGAGAAGAGTTAAAGGAGTGGATATGAAATATCCTTTTTACATTAGAATGGCAATATTGTTTTGTGTGGGAGCGTTCATACCCATCATGATTCATCAACTTGTTTTTAAGTTATGGGATGTAAGTGTCCTAAGAGCAGCAGAAATAACTTTTTTCTTATGTATTCCTGTGGCTTACTGGATGGCTAGTAAAATCAACGAGCGTTGGCACGATGATCGCGAGGACTAAGTTATAAATCTTTCTAATAAAAGTAAGGCCACGGTCCCCACCGCAGCTAAAAGAACCCAATAGATTTTGTCTATCTTGCCACCCAATTCATGAATACCTTTATGCATGTGTGCAATATTTTTTTTAACTCCTGATATATGTCCGTACAGGGATACAATGTGTTCTCTAGTTGTTTTAGGTTCAATAGCCATTAGGTTCTAGTTCTTTGTCTTATAACTTGCTCTTCTGGAGATAATAAGGCTCTTTCTGTGTTACTTAAATTTTGCATTATACCTGTTGGTGCTTGAGCAAATAAATTTGGATTTATATTTGGTGTGTTTAAAGGAGGAACATTAGATACCTGTTCTGGCATTGACAGATCAATATCAAGAGGTTCAGATGGTGTGGGTTCTATAGGTAATTGTCCTGTTTTACCTAATATATCTTCTTCTCTAGATTTTCTTAATTCTTCTAGATAATCTTCACCTTCATCTTTAGAAATTAAATTATTACTAATCATAGCACCAATTAATTGTGATGCATTTGTGTAAGCTTCTTTACTTCCTGGATTAAGTCTAAATCCTTTTTTAATAAATCTAATAAATTTAGGGTTAGTAAACAACTCACTAACAACTGCAGGACCAAATAAAATTGCTGCTGACGGAGCAGTTAAGATACCTGAAAATAAACCAAAAGCTGCTCCAGCTTGACCTAATTGGATGAATATTGCACCAGGTACACCCTCACCCACAGATTTTTTTTGTGCAACTGATAAAGATCTTAATACATCTCTAAGATTATTTAATTCATTAGGTTTAAATAATTGTGACAAAACATCATCACCATATTTATCAAGTTCTTTTAAAATATATGTACCATCTAACCCACCTTTTAATCTATTTGATTCTCCAGCAATATCTCCAATTAAAGTTCCTTTTAATGAATCAAATAATTCTTTTTTAAGTTCTTTATCTTTAGTTAATTTTAAAGAACTAGATAAAGCTTGTATAGTAGACGGTCTTCTTGGCTTAATTAGTGTTTTATAAATTTCTTCTGGTGCTTTTTCTGTAAGTCTTCTTAACACTTTATTGTTAAACTTTTTTGCACCTACTCGATAAAATCTTTGTGCACTATCATATAATGACCTTAGTTGTGGACTAACTGCTGACACGCTATCTATTGTAGCGTCGATATCGTTAGTTAATTCCTTAACTAGTCTAACAGCGTTAGCTTGTGCTTTTCCTTTTATCATTTCTGTACTTGCTCTCGTAACACCTAGTAGTTCCGATCTAATATCATTAGCCACAGCAAAAGTTACTTTGTTAGGTATGCCTGCTACGGTTTGTAATACCTTTCTAGTTTCAGGTAGTAGTTTTTTAACTATCTCTGTTCGTTTTAATAATTCATTAGCAAGTCTTTTTGATTTTGTAACATCAACTGCTACCCCTTCAGCTGTTTTACTAAGTTTGTCATATTTTATTTTTGCTATAGCTCTAAAATTATCTAAAGAGTTTTGCACTGCTCCTATCGCTAACTCACCTGCATCTGTTCTTGTTGCAGTGTCTGATAAATTATCTATTAATATATTTAATTCATTTGTTAAAGCTGTCTCACCACCTTTTCTTGCTTTTACAATTTTACCTCCAGCAAAAATAGATTTTTCAGATATATTTTCTAATATATCAACAAATCTATTATCACTTCCAATACCAGGAGTTATTATTCCTTTTTTAATATCCTCTACTTTTGAAGTTCCTTTAGCTAATTGTTCAGCTTTAACTTGACTTAAAAGTCTTTCCGCTTTTTCTGCATCATCTGTATATTTAACACCTTTAAAACCAATTTTGCTAATTATAGCAGGTATCGCAGCTCCAATACCTTCTGCGGACATACCAGTTGCAAAACCTCTTAATACTTCTTTTGCTAAATCATCCCTTGGATCAAATATTTGTGCTGCACCCGCCGCTGCTCCCTCACCAATACCAGCACCTAAAGATCTGTATAATAAACCTAACGCTGGACGTAAAGCTGCTCTAGCAGCAAAAAAAGTGCCTCCTGTTGCCGCGCCAGCAACACCACCTAATATTTCTAAAGCTAATCTTCTAAATTGCGGGGAGGCTAAGTACGATTCAATAGCTTCTGATCTAGGATTACTTTGAGGTATATCAGCGTAGTCAGTAATTTCTGTGTAAGGACTTTCGTTTCTTTTTCTAATTTCTTCATCTATATCTTTTAAAGAAAAATTAGATTGATTTTTTTCAAGGCCTTTAATTTCTTCGATAAGTTTTTCTCTCTCTGCCATATCATTAAGGTTGTTGTTCTTTGTTAGCTTGATCTGCTATCATTTTATCACGAAGTAATCTTAACTCTTCATCAGTTAAGTCTTCTATTTTTTTTTGACCTGCAGGTAAATAATCTTTAGCAGATACTCCAGCTTTCATTAAAGATTCAAGATCTCCCCCGTAGTTTGAACTAGCTTCTGCTAGATAAGATCTTAGACTTTTAAGTTTTGCTTCAAAAGTAGCTTCGGTATCGTTTAATTGTGGAATTAATTGCATTATAAACTCTCTTTCTTTATCAGAAACTTGAGCACCAGAAATTGCTTTTGTTAGAAATACAGTTGTTTTTTTAATATCAGACACTAGCGTTGCATAATCTCTGCCTGTATCAGTTCCAAAAAGTCTTCCCATTTGACCTTTAAGTCTTTGTGGGTCAAAAGGGGCACCAACAGGCTTACCTAACTTGTAGTATTGACCTTCAATTCTATTTAATAACCCAACAGTATTTTTATAATCAGCTAATTTTTCTATTTCCTTTGCAGAGGGTTTATTAAATGTAAACTCCCCACTAGGTTTTTGTTGAACAATAGTATTTGGGGGAAGCTTAGGAAATTGTTTTTTAACCTCCTCTGGTGATAAAATTCTACTTTGTTTTTGTGCTAATTCTAAGGCTTTCAGTGCTAAAGCTTGTTCTTGTGCTATATCTAATTTTTCTGCTGTTAAACCAACTTGACTTTCTAAAGCTTTTCTTTTTTTTGTTTCATCAAACAAAGCTTGAGTTGGTTTTTTCGCGGCTGTTGCAGCAGTTTGAAATATATTACCCTGTGCAGGTTGAGATAGTAAGTTTAAACCAAATTGAGTTAAAAATTGTGGCACAGGACTACCTCTTTCTCCTATGGCACGCATTAATCTTTCTTTTGTTGTTCCTTCAGCAAAACGCTCTCTAGGTTTATCTAAACCTGACATAATACCAGTACCTGTTGACCCACCCATTCTAAACATAGGTCTTCTTAATATTCTATTCATTATTTAACTGCTCCGTATAATCCTGCTAAACCTACTCCAATACCAAGTGCTGTTTGTAAAGGTGTTGGGTTAGGCACAGTTGTAAACTGTCTTTGTCCTGGGTAACCACTTATAAGTTGCGCAACACCAGACCCAAAAGTTCCAAGTCTTTCATAAGGCTCAAATGCTTGTAATCTATTTGCTTCTCTCTGTGCATCAAGTTGAGCTTGAGATTGTGCTTGTTGGATAGCGCCCACTGATCCTAAAGTACGAATATCTCCAGCTTGTAAACTTGGAACTAGTGAAGCTAGTCCTGTTTGAAACTGTCCACCTTGTAATTGTTGACCAGCTAAACTTTGTTGATTTGAAAAATCTTGTTGTCTAGCAGATTGACCTTGTTGAAATCCCTGTTGTAATAATTGTGCTTGTAATGCAGCTCTTTGTCTATCTGAACCTGTACCAAACTCTGCTAGTTGTACACCTGCTCTGCCTGAACCTAGTGCACCTAAACCTGCTTGTTGTGATTTAATATTTTGTTCTTGCATTGCTCTTTGTCTGTCAAACTCTGCTAATGTTGTATCGATAACTTGTTGTTGGTAAGGAGACATGTAAGATGCAATAGAACCTGTTCCTGTTCCAGCTCCTGTACCTGTAAGTTGTTGTGCTGCCGTGATTCCTGTTCCAAAGTCCGTGGCTGCTTGTTGTGCTGCCGTTACAAAAGGTTGATAAGCACCAACACCTGATTGTGCTAATGCGGTTGCTTGCGCTTGTAATGGGTCTTGTGCTGCAACTGTAGGTGCAATCTTAGATGTATCAATAGGTTGAGCCGTTAACGCTGTTAATTGCTCACCGTAATCTGTTGCCAAATCCTGTATAAACTGTGGGGGTAATACTCTTGTTTCTTGTACAGCCATTATGTGATTCTATCCTCTAGTTGTTTCATTGTGTTATACATCTTTTGTGCACCCTTTTCAACACTTCCTCCACCTGCTGCTCTAACAGCATCAGCGGTAAATACGAACTCATTTTTAGATAGTCTTGCGGGTACATCATCAGCTTTTTCTTTAGCTCCTATAGGTACAAAACCACCTCCCCTAAGATCCATTTCTGTTCCCCCAAGGTTCATAAGCCCTCCTTCAGCTTTCTTGCTTCTAATTAGATCTTCAACCATATCAGCTGATTCTTTTTCTAACCCTGGTTTAGCTTTCTCAAAATTTTGTTCTTTTCTCTTTTGAACTTCTTTCGGTGGTTTTCTTTTTGGCATAACCATTTCTTCTTTAATTCTTTTAATAGATACACCTTCAGCAAAAGCATCTGCCATAATCTTCTCTAATGCTTTTTCTATAGGCATACCTGTTTCTTTTGATAGTTTCTCTGCTGCTTTCATTTTGGAATCTAAGTTAACATCACTAATATCTAATACAATTTCTCCGTTAGCATAACCTAATCTTGATATACCCCCATCTGCTCTTTTTTCAGGTATTAAATTCATTATAAATTCTCTTTCTTTATCAGAAACTTGTGCTCCAGAAAGTCCTTTTATTAAAGAAATTAATGACGCTTGTCTTATTTGTTCTCTTTCTTTATCAGAAACTTGTGCTCCGGAAAGTTCTTTTAATTTATTCATGTAATCTCTCTTTAATTTATCTGTTATACCTCCATTTTCATAACCTAATCTTGCTATACCACCATCTGCCATCGC